AAATTTCGGCAGGGTCAGAGACTCAACGATCCCCTGCCAGTTGTTCCCGTCGTTGAACAGGTTCAGGTGTTTTAACTTGCGTGGTAAAGCCATGATGTCCCCCTATGCGCTGACCTGGCTGGAGAAATCCAGCAGGTACCGATCGGTGATGCGCTGGCGCAACATCAGGTTTTCAAGCGGTGGCACCGGTGTGTAGTCATAATCGATTGTGAGCTTCCCGGCTTTCAGGGAGTCCTTATCGTTCACCGACTCATCCAGCCAGCAGTCTGCACCGATGATGTAACCCTGCGTTTTCAGGCTGCGCAGTTTGGCGCGGATACCTTCGATAATGTCACGGGCCAGCGACGGATTAAGTGGCTTATCCACCGCCCACATATGCGCCTCGGCGATAGTGTCAGCCAGCACCTGCGCCGTGCGGGTGTAGTTCTCAAAAGCAAACAGCGGATCGTCGCTGAGGCTGCGGGAACCCCAGAAGCGGAAGCCGTCTTTGCGGATAAGCGTGGTGACATCGTTCTGGTTCAGCAGTCCCGCATCGGTGGCCGGGTCCTGCAGATCCCAGAACACATCAGCGGAAATGCCTGTGACGCCGTTCACGCCGACGTTGGACAGGGTTTTGTGCCAGCCGGTCTGCTCATCTATTTTGGCGCGCAGGCCAAGCGCCCGGGCGGAAGCATAGGCTGTCGCGTCTGCATTCAGCACGGTGTCAAAGTTGATAAAATCAGGCCAGATCAGCATCCCTTCGCGCTGGCTGAAGTTTTCACGGTAGACAATCGCTTCCTCTACCGTTTTACAGCCCCAGGCGGACAGGTAGGCAAACCCGCGCAGACTCTGCGCCACACTCAGCAGTTCAGCGGAAACCGCCTGCGTGTCATGCCCCGGCACGCCGAGAATACGCGGCTTAACGCCCAGCTGCGACTGCGCCGACAGCAGCGCTTTCATACCTGTTTTTTTACCGTCAGCGGTGACGCCGCCGATAATGTTGGAGGTAGTTTCCGCTTCGGTTTCACCCTGTGGCACACGTACAACGACGGTCACGGGTTTGGCCTGGTCGGCGATGGCATCCAGCGAGCGGGCCAGCGTACCGGACTCGCCCGCCTTACCGCTGGCAGCCAGCACATCGGTCAGCAGGACCGGTTTATTGAGGGGAAACATTAATGCATCAGCATCATCGCCGGTGCAGACCATTCCCACGATAGCGGTGCTGACCGTGGTAATGGATCGGGTGCCCTCGTTGACTTCAACAACGCGCACCCCGTGGTGGTAATCCTGAGCCATAAGGCAGTCTCTCCGGTTTACAGGGGATGTGCCTATGTTCTGGTTGATATGTGCGCGGCGCACGCGGCGGGCTGTGTATAAGCAATGGCACAATATAAGGAATAAAAAAATCCCCGCAGGTGCGGGGACGGGATTAATCTGCAGGCACTTCAGGCCAGGTAATATCCGGCGCTGTCGATGTGTCCACGGCATACAGCACTTTAATATAGCTGCGCCAGCTAATCAGCCGTTCTTTATCTTCATCAGTAATGACACCTAACTGCAGATCGGTTTGCCAGCCCGCGATGACTTCCTGTGCATCCGTAAGCAGGGACTGTTTTTGTTGTTCTGCAGCAGCGACCATATCGCTGTGTTGTGCAACTGTATCTGTCACCCACTGCTCACCATTCCATTTATCATATACCGTGGATGGCTCCAGCAGGGTCAGCGAATCCGGCAGCTCACCAACAGCAGCAACAACGTCTGACTGGCCATTTACCGTACTATACGCCGTCACTCCACGATAATCCGACACCGTCTCCCAGCGTTTCTCATCAGCGCTGCGAACCAGCGCGAGACCGTCACCCGGCAGGTCCGGTTTATCCACATAACTTAACGTCGGCAGGCCCACACCAACAGCCAGGTATTCCATTGTCACCGCCTGAAACTCTCGCTGATCAGGATCCACGCTGTACAGGGTGAGCCAGCCAGCGGTGGTGGCAATAGCATTTTTATTCAGCTTTGCAATAGGTAATTCTGTATTGTACTTGGTCATTATGCCGCCCTGACTATGTAATTAAATGCAACGTTACGCGGGCGGGTTTCTGACCCGCCAAACCATGACATTTTGTCATCCAGCGCAACCCGTCGTGACGTGGGCGCACTCTCGAATGCAGTGGTTCCAATTGCTTCTGGATTGAGAGCACGACTATTCAATATGTGGGTATGTTCCTGAACAAGAAATCCCTGATTAGTCACGCCCGGGGTCTACCCCTCGCCCGTCGTCCCAGCCACGCAAAAACTCACCGCGCAAATCGGGTAATTTCCCGGATGGATAGGCCACTGCCAGCCGTGGATATTTCGCTTTGTCAAAAGCCGCACCGTTGCATTTAAGCCAGCCCCCTGGCGCAGTCGCCGCAGGCCAGGGTACAGGCACGCCAACCGGCAGAGCAGATCCCTCCCCCAAACCGAGATTAATGCAGGCATCTTTTGCATTTTTTGCGCCTGTCCCGCCATTCTGCAACGAAAGCGCATTACTGAGTGACAATGTGCCTGCGGTCAGTTTCGCGGTATTCCAGCCGGTACTGTCACCGTGCAACTCCATTGTGCTGTCTGCGCTGGCAATGGGGCGGATATAGACACCCGCTTTTGTTCCGGCGCCCGACTCGCTGCTGATAATCAGCGCTTTATTTGCGTTATCCCTGAAGACTCTTGAGGCCCCCAGCGTAATGACGGATTCACTGCCAGATTTGCCGACCTCAAGCGAACCGGCGACACCGAGACGCCCGGAGATATTCCCCCCGGTCAACGCAAGGTACTTTGTCAGTTCGGCCTGATTGCCAACCCGCATTAACTGCCATTCACCGCTGTTATTATTAAGACGTGTACCTAAAAATGTGAGTGCAGTGGCGTTGTGCACAATAAAAATAACCGTGCAGCCATAGCTGGTATCCCTGACGCCTAGGCAATGCGCATACATATACTGACCTGCCCCGGTTGGCAGATCGGCAGGTACGTTTTTACTGCTCTCCATTTTTATTAGCAGCGACTCACCGGCGCGGAAAATACGGGTTTTAAAATCAATGGCAGAGGCACTGATTTTCTCAGCACCCAGACCAAAATCACCCACTCCAATCACCTGACCGGTTGCTGTGCCGACATTTTTTGTCGCTGCCGTTCCCAGCTCCAGAGAAGTACGCGCTTTGGTCTTATCTTTCAGCTCAGAAAGATTATTTTCAGACAGCAAATACTGCTTGTGCGGATTAACTGCCTCAAGGTGCGCTTTCATCACCTCGTCTGTGTAGACGTTAGCATTCATCACTTTATCATCGACATACCTGCGGGTTGCCAGCACCACTGCCGGGTCGATTTTCAGTGTGATGTTATCGGTGCTGCTGGTAATCAGGACCATACGCACCGTCTGGGTACGTCCGCTTCCCTCCGCCAGCTGCGGTTTGTAGCTTTCCGGGCAGTTGCCAACGGCAATCAGCGCATCGGTTTCATCGAACAGGCCGACCTCACGGATCCACCAACCGCCCTCGGTTTCGGGGATCACCTGCTCGGCGATAATCTGGCTGCCGTTCTGCGGATCGATATACAGCATATTGAGGGCGGCACGACGATTTTCAGACACCAGTGCTGTCTGTCGTGCATCAGGCTTTGGTAAAACGCCGCCGCCATCCCCCACGGCCATCTGGGTTATTTTCAGCGGAACACCGAGCGCGGCAGCGCTTGCCAGTTTCGCCGAACCGATATCCGTCAGCAGGGTATAAAATTTTGCGCTCATGGATTCACTCTCATTGTGTCAATAACATGGATCGCGCCGCCCTCATAAACGGTGCCGCCGGAAATAATGGTTTCGTTGATGTACGGGTAAATCGTAATTTCTTCGCCGATATAGCTGACGGCACCCACGAAATACGGTCCGCTGGTCTGCAGGTTGATGGACATGCCGATCAGATGGCGGCTGCACGGTTTGGCGTCACCGATCAGGCGCTCCAGCTCCAGATAGGTTTCTTCTGTGATCCCCTGCTCCTGCACGCCAATATCCAGGCGAAACGTCCCCGGAGCCTCACCGGTCTGCCACCACTCAATGATGCGGATCAGAAAGCCGAATGGCTCCACCACGCGCCGCACGGCGCTGGCTGTCCCCTTGTGCTGATGGATATAGAAAGCATCCTGCACCACGCGGCGTTTAACGTTCTCCGGCCAGCTTTCGTCCCAGCGGTCAACGGAAAATGCCCACGCCAGATACGGCAGGAAGCTGACCGGGCATGCTGCCGGGTTCCACAAATCGCGCAGCGGCACCTCAAGCCCGGAAATAGCGCCGCAGCTTTGCGCCAGTCGGCGCTCAAGCGGCGATGAACCGGGCGGTAACAGGCTATTCATCCGTGCCCCCGTTGGTCACGCACCATTCCGTGCAGGATGCCGCCTGCGTCTTATCCAGCACCACGTCATCCAGCGGGAACGCCAGCTCGACGCGCTGTACGCCCTCAACGTGCAGCGCGGCATAAATAGCGCTGCGGCGGATATCACGTCCCAGCCGCGTCTGGCTGGCGATATACTTCTGCAGGCTGGCTTTTGCCGCCGCCATCACCGGCTCCGCTTCCGGCCCCGGATAGATAAAGATCGTTGCATCCACGCGGTACGAAATAATTTCGGCGCTGCACACCGTCAGACGGTCGGCAACCGGGCGCACGCTCTCGCTGTTAAGTGCCTGCTCAACCACCGCCAGCAGGTCAGCCTCTGCCGTTCCGTCGCCCTCGCGGCTCAGCACGGTAAGCACTACCTCGGCCGGTGCCGGACTGGTTGCGCTGGCATCCGCTACGCGCCCGTCCGCACTTCTGGCATGAAACTCATAGGCCGCCGTCGGCCCCGCAACGGACAATCCCTCAAACGCAGCCGGAACACGCAGCCGCAGCGCCTCATCACTTTCCATCACTGCGGCGACCGGCGGTACCACGTCGTTGTCAGCTGCCGTTACTGTCAGGCGTGTTACGTTGTAATTGGCTGCCAGCTGATCGAGATCGCCGCTGAGGGCATACGCCACCATCACCGCCTGCGCGGCCTCGTTAATACGCTGGCGCAGGAGGATTTCCCGGTAGGTGCTTTCCTGCAGCTGTTTTGTGACGGGTTCAGATTCCAGCGCCAGCGTGCGCCGTACCGCGTCCTGTTCATCCGCCGGGTACAACGCCACAAAGGTAGCCTGGCGCTCAGCCAGCAGTGTCTCAAAGTCCGGCACGTCCACGATCTGCGGCGCGGGCAGTTGGGAAAGGTCAATTACGGCCATTGTCTGCTCCTGTTGATACCGAAAGAGAAACCGGCGCACCGTTATTACGCTGCCCGCTAAGCTCCACCACCATGGATCCGTCAACGTTGCCGCTGATAGTGATGGAGTCCAGAGTCAGCCGGGGTTCCCAGCGGTTGAGCGCCACGTAGACCGCAGACATGATCTGCAGGCGCAGCGCCGGGTTCTGCGGCTGGTCAATCAGAGCGGACAGCAGGGAACCGTATTCACGGCGGGCAAGGCGACTGCCCTGTGGCGTCAGCAGGATATCCCGCACCGACTGGCGCAGATGGTCAGTGTCGGTCATGGTCTGCCCGCTATTCCGGCTCATGCCGATATACAGCGTCATACCGGACCTCCTGATTTTTCGAGGCCGGAGCGGACGCCGATATGGGCGTGTTTATCCACCACGATCCCGTTGGAACTCATCGCGCCGCCGCCCTGGGTGACACCACCATTGATCACCACCTGGCTGTTAATGCGTGTGTTATCAGCCTCCACGACAAACTCACTGGTTTTCAGGGTGATATTGTCCGCCGCCTCGATTACCATGGATTTGATACCCCGGACATGCCAGCGTCCGGTAGCGGGTTCGTACTCAAACCAGCCCCCGTCCGGGTACGCCGTTACACACCCGTCCACGGAATCCGACGGCGGTGCAAACTGACTGGAATAAATGGCTGGCAGCGCAAACGCGGTTTCCAGATTGCCGCCCATACTCAGCAGCACCACCTGCTCATCCGGCGACGGGCACCACCATGTACGGGCACCACCAGCGCGCAGCGTCAGCCAGTTAATCCAGTTGGTTTCAAGATCACCCACCTTCACCCGGCACAGCCAGTTCTCCCGATCCACTTCGGTCACGGTGCCGGTGCGGATCAGGTTGGTGATAAGGCGCATGA